AACTGTTTAAATCGCCTTGTTCATTTTTTAACTTATTAAGTTCTGCGCTGAGAGCTTCTGCTTCCCTGTTTAAATCTCTAAGGATTTCCACATCAGCTTCTGTGTCAGCTTCGATTGTATTTTTAAATTCAATCTGAGATTCTAGGCTCTCTCTTCTTCCATCTATTCGATTGAGTCGTTCCTCTATTTCATTAATTCTGTTTTCTAGGGCTGCCACCTATTAGACTCCCAAATCTGATTGGAGAGTTGTTTTCTTGGGGATATATATTTGTGCGCCTGGTCTGAAGTCACGCAAAGGATCTTTAAGTACGTTAGGGTTGCGTTGTGCAAATACCCACCATAGTCTACTGTCGCCATACAAGTCAAACGCTAATATGTCCGGACGTAAATCGTAAACTTTGTCTATTTCATACAACACATCATCTGCTCTCTTGGTTATTGGTCTATTAACCATAACGTCAAGGTAATTGCCAGACACATTAGTGCTGGCATAAGGACTCGATGTTGAATACTTTACGTTTGCCATTAAATGAATCCTTTATCTAACTGTTGGCCGGCTGCAAATTGTTCAAAGGAGAATTCCAATTGTCGCTTTCTGCTGTACACTGGTTGTAGAGTAACTTGTATATTACTTAATGTAGGAATACGTTGTCCGTTGCTCGCTGATATATAGTCTACAGCTGGTGGCATTTGGTGTGAAAAATTAGTAATCAAGCACGGAACATGTGGCAAATAGTGTTTACCGTATCCATCCAAATATACTATCGGTGGCGGTGATCCTTGGAATTCTCCCGAATTACCAAAAAACATTTTCGTAGCTGATCTAAAAAAGTGTAGTGTTGCTAACACATAGTTTGCATCAATAGGTGTTTGTGCAGAAAATTCCCCGCTGATTTGGATAGCCTGTACTTGACTGCTTTGATAAAAGTAGTTTGTGTAGTTACTGTGTGTTAGATCAGTGGAGTTGTATTTTGCTGACTGCTGTATTTGCAGGGTTGGAGCATAAGGAAATATTACCCCGTCAGTATTCAGCAACGGATACATAATGTCTCCGCCAGCTCTGTATAGTATGTTTGCGTTCGGGGAAACACTGATTCTCACACGCCAATCACCATTGTTTCCACTGGTTGCATCAGGTACCTGGCTCCCGCTATCAGCAAAAGTAACCACGCTATCAATACCAACTTCTCGATTTTCAGCGCCTGGTGGTAAGAGGCCCGATACCAGTCTGCCATCAAATCTCTGGCCGCCCCCGGAGGCTAATCTTGCCCCGGCTAGTCTGGCCTCTTTCGGGTCAGGGTTTGGTGGAATAGCGGCTGGACTATTATTTGGTTTACCGTTTAAAAACGCAAAATCAGCGTCGTTGATTCCGCCGCGAGGTCCGTTAGGACTCTGATTAGTTCTTCTATTAGTAGTACTGAACCCTGCAGTGGGATTGGAAAGTGTTCCAGATTTAACGATCATTTTTTTTAGATTCCTCTTGCTCTTTAGATATTTATCTGTTAAATTATATGCTTATATAAAGGAATGCATTCCATGAGAAAACAAAACTATCTCAACAACAGAGATATACTGAAAGAGATACACAAGAGTAAAAAAACGTACTGCAAATTCACAACACCAGAAAACGGTGACTTTGATATTATTCTCCCGGGTGTTGAGCGAATCAACAAAACAAACATAGCAGAAGGGCGCAAACTACGTGCTGAACGTTTAGGCCGTGCCGCTTTTGATGCCGCACAACTAGAGTCAACAGTAAAACTTAAACTAGACGAGTTTAAAGTAAACACTCGTGATGTTCCTGCAACCGATGTTGTGTTTAGAATTATGACTTTCGAACACATACCACTTGACCCGACTGGCGGCAAGAGGAAAAAGAAACAAATAAAAGAATTGTTTACCGAAGACGGGGATGACATTATTGAAGATGTTGTGCCTGACGATACTCCTGTAGCAAAAAAACACATAAGATGTAACTTCCCTCCGTTTTTCCACTATAAGATTACTGAAGATGGAGAGCCGTATCTAGTAGGCAAAAGTCATTGGATTGGAGATCTTGACACCGGAGAGTTTTCAAAAGATCATGGCACCATGACAAACAAACTAGCTCACATGTTTATTAAGTTATGCGAACGCTACGCCACTCGTAGTAACTGGCGGGGATACACATACAATGATGAGATGCGTAGTACTGCGCTCGTGCAGTTAAGCCAAATTGGATTACAGTTTGATGAGTCAAAGAGTCAAAATCCATTTGCTTACTATACTGCCGCGATCACAAATAGTTTTACTAGAGTGTTAAATATGGAAAAGCGCAATCAAAATTTGCGTGACGACATCTTAGAGATGAATAACTTAACTCCTAGTCATACTAGACAGAACGCAGAGAAATAGCCAAAGTCCTTGGCACGTACAACTTTATGTGTTATAATTACTAGATGACTAACCTATTTAAAAAAGCCGCCGTATGCACGGATATCCACTTTGGATTAAAAAGCAACAGTACTCAACACAACGAGGACTGTTTGAACTTTATCAAATGGTTTACTGCTAAAGCCAAAGAAGAGGGTTGTGAAACTTGTATTTTTACAGGTGACTGGCATAACAATCGTGCCAGTATCAATATTGTTACGTTGAACTACAGTCTTAAGGCACTCGAGCATCTAAACAACAACTTCGATCATGTGTTCTTTATTCCAGGCAATCACGACTTGTACTACAGAGACAAACGTGATGTGCAGAGTGTAGAGTGGGCTAGACACTTGTCTAATGTGCATATAATGAACGATTGGCAACAAGAAGGCGATGTTATCTTTGCCCCATGGATGGTAGGCGAAGATTATAAGCGTGTGCCCAAGTATTCAGGCAAGTACATGTTCGGACACTTTGAGTTGCCCAACTTCTTTATGAATGCTATGGTGCAGATGCCAGATCATGGTGAAATCAAAGCAGAAGCATTTGGTGGTATTGAAACTGTGTTCACAGGACACTTCCACAAGCGCCAAGTGCAACGCAACATACACTACATCGGCAACTGCTTTCCACACAACTATGCTGATGCCGCAGATGATCAACGTGGCATGATGGTGTTAGAGTGGGGAGAAGACCCCGAATACTTCAGTTGGCCAGATCAGCCACGCTATCGTGTGTATCAATTGAGTGATTTATTACAGAACACAGAAGCAAGGCTACAGCCTGGCATGCATGTGCGTGTTGATTTGGATGTAGAGATCAGTTATGAAGAAGCGACGTTTATCAAAGAAGAGTTTGTAGGCAAATACGGCCTGCGTGAGATTACACTTATACCACAAAAGCATGTATCGGATGATATAAGTTTCGACACTCAAGGCAATATCAAATTTGAAAGTGTAGACACTATCGTTACTGACCAACTAACAAATATCAACAGCGAGCAATATAGTCCAAACATGCTGTTAGATATCTATAGGAACCTATGAGTTGGCGTACTGTACAGCTAGGTGACAGCAACTGTGATCAAGATCAAATTATATTAGACTTATATAAAGACAATGCTGTTAATTACATAGGTAATGATCCTGAATTTGCTAATAAATTAACATTAGATATCAATAGCGAACATGCTGTGGCAGTGTTTAATCAGCCAGGCTTACTGTCAGATTTTATTAATTTTACACAGCAGTTAGCCAAGTATAAAACGTTTTATTTGGGCATAAATCGCTATTTTATATTGGGCAATGATACTACATTGACATACGACACTGTCAATAAAACAGATAGCGAAAATCTCTTTTTTACGGTACAGCAGGTGCTAAATTGCAATATAGTGCAGTCGGGAACGTATGACAATGATCAGGGACGTTACTTTAACTTTGTGCAACCTTTAACTTGGATATATGCGACAAACTAAAATCACAGCAGACAATCGTGAAGATTTTTATAGAACTGTGTATCCTGTTGTGGGTATGGATAAACACGAGCTGATAGATTTAAATCAGTTACCCGGCACAAAAGTATTGTTTGACAGTGCAGGGTGGCGTTACGAACAATTGTTTGCAGATCAAAAGATCGTTAAACTAGAACACTTAAACTCTTGTAGTTCTTACAAACTAGAGAGACAACAGTTTGATTACATTTATACAGATGCTAAAGTTCCTGCGTTAGAACTAGGAGAAAGCACTCTTGTGTATGATAACGGCACTTACTTGAAGTATAAAACTGCACAGGAAATAAAACAATCATTGGCATATTTGGCTGAACGGTTACAACCGACGATGATTGTGCTACGCATGGTTACTATGACACTAAATGACTTGCGTTTTGACAACAGAATACAAAGTTTTTTAAGCACTATCCCAGATGACTACTTTGTTACCAAGTTTGATTACACTGTAGAAAATCTTTACGTGGAAATGAAAATTAAAACAACATATGATTTCGATTGATTTCGTTCCTGGCTCACACGGGCACTTCTTAGAATATGTGTGCAACAAGTACATAATGGGGCAGACCGTGGACTTTGATCCGTTCAACAGTATAGGTGCTAGTCATGCTAAGTTCAGTAACGAAGCATATAACAAAAGCAAGTACTTTAGTGCATTACACTATTCTATAGAAAATATCAAACGATCTGACACTATACTGCGAATCACTATAGATCACGACGACTTGTTGATTCTTACAGCAGGAGCATTTTTACGTGCAGGAGATTCTAACATTAACTTAAACAGTTTAGAAAACAACACATACCATACACTGTTAGATAGCACATATTTTTCTTGGTTAGTAGAATCGTTAAACAATTCGTATCCTGAACTTGGGTTATCAGCAACAAATCCCAACTGCCCAAGACACATACTCAGGGAGTTTTTTAAATTTGGATTCATGCATCCAGAACAAAATGGATTAATTCTAGAATATAACAAACTATCTTACCCGTCTGACGTAAAATGTTTTGACTTTTCGTATAAAAGTTTTTATAATAAACAGTTGTTTTACAAAAGCCTTGAGAGGATTGCCAACTGGGTCGGTAAGAGTTGTAGTTTAGATATCAACGATACTATTTGGGATAAGTTTTACAGTAAACAGATTTTTAGAAATTACAAACGGCAGTGCGACGAAATAATTACTTACGTAAGAAACAAAGAAAGTCTGGCTATTCCTAATTTAGATTTATTACAAGAAAGTTATATCAATGGTGTACTGGAAAAACAGTATGACATTGAAATGCCTTTTTATCAAGAAAAGTATTTTACAAACACCGCTGAGATAATCAAACACTTATGTTTAAAGTAAAAACTCTTACAGTAAAAAACTTTATGAGCGTGGGTAACTCTACCCAAGCTGTGCAGTTTAACCGCAAGGACTTAACTCTTGTGTTAGGTCAAAATTTAGACTTAGGTGGGGACGATACTGGCGCACGTAATGGTACAGGCAAGACAACTATTATTAATGCTCTAAGTTATGCGCTGTACGGCGAAGCACTGACTAAGATACGCAAAGACAACTTGATCAACAAAACCAACGGCAAAAACATGTTGGTCACTATTGAGTTTGAAAATGCAGGTGTTGACTACAAAATTGAACGTGGGCGCAAGCCAAACACTGTGGCATTTTACGTTGGCGGGCAAGAACAAGACATTACAGACGAGTCACAAGGTGATTCAAGGGAAACACAAGCAGAAATAGAGCGCATGCTGAGTATGAGTCACGACATGTTTAAACATATTGTTGCTCTTAACACTTACACAGAGCCATTTTTAAGTTTACGTGCAAATGATCAGCGTACTATCATTGAGCAGTTGCTGGGTATCACTATGCTAAGTGAAAAGGCCGATACCCTCAAGGAACAAAACAAACAAACAAAAAACGATATTACAGAAGAAGAATATCGTATCAAGGCGGTGCAAGACGCTAACGAGCGTGTGCAAGAGCAGATCGAAGCTACACGTCGCAGGCAAACCTTGTGGCAAAACAAAAAACAAGAAGAAGTTGATAAGTTAGCCAAAGCCCTTGAAAACTTAGACAGTATAGATATTGAAGCAGAGCTATCTGCACACGATGCGCTAGACAAGCACAGTGCTGTGTCCAAAGACATAAGCGAAGCAAATCGTTGGCGTGCGTCAGGAGAGCAAGAGTGTACACGATTAGAGAAGCATATTAAGAGTTTAACTTCAGAAATTGCTAAGTTAGAAAAGCATGAGTGCTATGCATGTGGGCAAGAAATACATGACGAAAAGCATTTAGAAGTATTAGAAAAGAAGCGAGCAACACTAGCAGAAACGGAACAGCAACACAATGAAAGTAAAGAAAAAGTACAAATTCAAGTTGACAAACTTGCAGAGCTCGGCGAACAGGGGCCAATACCCCATGTGTTCTACGACTCAAAAGAAGACGCGATCAATCACAAAAACACAATCGAAAACTTAACCAATCAGCTTGAAACAAAATTAGCAGAATCTGATCCTTATGAAGAACAGATTACTGAAATGGAAACACAGGCTGTACAAGAAATAGATTATGCTAAAATAAACTCGCTTACTAACATAAAGGAACACCAAGACTTCTTGTTGAAACTACTAACCAACAAGGATAGCTTTATACGTAAACGAATTATTGACCAAAACTTAACTTATCTAAACACAAGGCTAATACAGTACTTGGATAGGATCGGACTTCCGCACACTGTGCAGTTTAATAACGATTTAACAGTAAGCATTGAAGAACTAGGTAGAGAACTAGACTTTGATAATTTAAGTAGGGGTGAGCGCAACAGACTTATACTAAGCATGAGCTGGGCATTCCGTGATGTGTGGGAAAGTTTATATCAACAGATTAACTTGATGTTCATTGACGAAGTTATCGACACTGGAATGGATTCAAGCGGTGTTGAAAGCAGTTTAGCAATACTTAAAAAGATGGCACGTGAAGGTAATCGCAGTGTGTGGTTAGTATCACACAAAGATGAACTAGCAGGGCGTGTTAACAATGTATTAAGTGTGGTGAAAGAAAATGGGTTCACCTCATACAATAACGATGTAGAAATTTCATAGGATCAACTAGTCTTGATAATTACATTTAATGTCATGGTTATTTGAATCTAAAGAAATAGAAGCACTACCTGAGGATTGTGTCGGATTTGTCTATTTAATAACAAATTTGACAAATAATCGTAAATACATCGGGAAGAAACTTGCAAGGTTTAAAACCAGCAAGCCACCTCTCAAAGGTAGAAAAAACAGACGCCGGGGAACAAAAGAAAGTGACTGGCGCGAATATTATGGCTCAAACGACGAACTTAACGAAGATATAAAACAACTAGGCACAGAAAACTTCCAAAGAGAAATACTCTACTATTGTAATAGCAAGGCAGAATGCAGTTATATCGAGGCTCGAGAACAA